TCTGAATTCTTCTTATATCATACTCTATTCCATACTGTGCAGAGAAGGTTCCAGATACATTTATAGAATTACTAGTACTATTAACAAAACTAACCTCTAAATCAGTCGCTACGACAGTTTCCAGGTCTCTAACGAGCAGTTCAACCTTATCACCTACAGCTAGACTAGATTGATCAATATATCCATCTAAAGTAAAAGTAGATCCAGTTAAATCCTTAATTCTATACCTAGCACTTGTATTATAGATCCAAGAATTAAAGAAAGTTTGGTCATAAGTCTTTGTAATCCTAGGATTAGTGATAAACCTTCCAAGGTTCTTAACTTTAATCCTAGATTCTGGATTTAGACCATATAAATCCTGATTGGAGTCAAATTCCTTTAAGACTCCAGTTATTCTCATATTAACCCTTTTGTCTACATCATTATCTTCATAACCATAGACTACAGTAGGTGTATAGAGGTTAGTAGTTGATGGAATATCAAGTATAGTCGTAGTTATCCCTATAAACTGGTTTACAGTCTTTTCTGTATAACTTGCAACCTGATAAAACGAATCTGTAGTATCACCAATATCAATAGTACCTGTCTGACCAAATCCTATAGTAGAATCTACTGTAAGAACCGTTGCACCAAGACCAACTGTACCAATAACTTGTGTTCTACCTGGAACAACAAATGTACCCTGAATTAGGTCTCTATCATCATATCCAATAAAGACAGATAGACGATAATAGTTGTCTCTAATCTGTACAACCTCTGAAATAGGTCCACTTGCCTCACCAACATTGGGGTTATTAGGTTCGTTATCCTGATATAGGGTTTGACCGATTAACTTTTCTGGATCACCAGATATTAACTCAACCGCAAAAGACTGCCTTCTCAAATAGTTGGCATAAGAGGGTTTTATGAGGTATTTTTCAAGATCATTAACTTTTGGTTCTAAACCAAATAATGCTTTGAATAAAATCTTGAAAGATTCGTCAGTACCCTTAGATTCGTATAAACTTCTTGCTTCTTTTACAAAATTAACTACATCTAATTCTGGACTAAGAGGGACACCTTCTAATCCAGGAGTATATTGTGCTTTTAACTTAGTGTATATCTCTTTTAAGAATAATGCACTTAAATTTTGAACTTTAGTATCTGCAAGATGACTTCCTGCTACACTCTTTTCCCATGATAAGTTTCTAGGATTATTAACCGCCTTATAAGTTGTTATTCCACTAAAACCCCTTACACATCCAGTAAATGTATTACTAGTAAGACCAGTATAAGTGATGATTTCATCATCTACCTTTAAAAGACCCCATTCTTTAGGAAATCCTTTAGTAGACCATGTACCAATACCAATTGTAGTGTCATCAATGGTAATACTAGACCCCAATGCCACTTCACCATGTATAACCTCTTTCGTAAGATTATCAATCCTGATATATTTGTCTAAATTCTCCGCAATGTCTACGGGGCCGCCTTGGTGCTCTTGAGAGATGTAGTATTGCTTTAGAAAATCCTCCAATAGGGGATTTTCAGTAATTGCGAATTCTGGGACATTATCCGCAACAACTTGGTGAGCTTTAACTCTGGAAGATAAGGGGCTATATGTTTCGATCATCCGTTTTTAAGATCTGATGATGGTTCCGTTGGAATAACTAGAAGTTGACTTATACCCAATACCAGAAATTTGCTGTCCTGAGGATATTGTGTCTCTAACGATATTTATCGCAGTATTAGACATGTCTAATTGAAGGTATAGATCCTTCAATCCGATAACATCATTAGATTCTGGATATGCCTGTATTTCAATTAGACCAGAACCTAAAATAGTCTCAGTTATATTAATAGTATTGATAATAACTTCACCTTTTACATAATCTACAGTACCAGCAGACTTAATAATAACCGAAGTATCAATATCTGATAATTCAGACAATTTAACTACAGCAATATCTCCTGTTTTAAGGTCTTCATTGGGAATATCAGCAAAATATAGAATGTTAGGGTTACCTTGAACCTTAAATCCAGTACTTTTAATGTTTTTACCGCCTGGATTAACATGAAATGCATTTCCGAAGCATAATTCATACTGAGTAAAGGCATTAAAGATAGGTTTTAAGTCTCTTCTCAGTGTTATCTTAGTAATATTGGATGTAAACGCATTATTAGTCTCATCAATGATCCTTGCTGCTTCAGAATACTTAAATCTACCTCCAAATGCATTTAAATTAGTAGATTTTCCATAAGTTGTTAAAGATCTAGTCAATTGTGCTCTTAATCCTTCAATATCACTATAAACATTTGGATTATAGTATGCACTAACATCCAATTCCACATAAAGTATCTTAAGATCGACTATTCTTTGGTTAATTCCAGCAATAGTATAACTTTTTAGTCTTTCTAGGATTAATGATTTACTAAAGTCGGACAAATATGTTGCATTTCGAGGTTTAATGCTTAATACAACAGTACCATACTCAGGTGGATCCAATTCTTCACCACCAATTACTGAAACAGACTCTGCATCAGGGAATACACTCTGTATAATTGCCTCATAATCCTTACCTGTAACCGCCCTGTACTGTGATGAATAGATTCTAGGTGCAATGTACTTAATAGAGTCTATATCTTCGATCTCACCGCCTCCTTTGGCAGGATTAACCGTTGAAACACTTACTGTTTCGGATGCATCAATCGCATTTCCAGCATCATCTGTAGCATTTCCACTATATGAGAAGAATTTACCATCATTACCATCTTTTCCATCAGTAATAATGTATGTTACTTGTATTACATCACCACTTTCTAATTTTTTACCAAATAATCCATCACCAAACATTAATTCGTATTGCTCATCCTTAACTTCTTGTATAAGGTAGATGTTAGACTTCTCATTTATGCCTGTAATATTGTCTAAACGAGAATATTCTAGTCCAGCAGTCGCTCCAGACTTCGTAACGAACACTCTAATCGAATTAGTATCAACATATGAGTTCTGTAAGATGAATCTTTGGTCTACACTACCATCTACAGTGAAAACTTTCTTTAAAAGAGTACCTTGATAGACTGTTAAGTTATTAAATGACGCTGTTCTTGGTGGATTTATTAAAACTGTGCTACCAACATCAATTGGAGAAGGTACTGCTACATCATCTGGTATAGAAAATGTAAAAGATGTGTTATCTTGAGCACCTACACATACTAAACCTTTCTTTAAAGTGACAGTATTACTATTTCCGTTGAATTTAAAGTTAAAATTAACTACTGCTTCAGCAGATTTACGAGATCTGGGTACATATCCTATATTTCTTGCTAACGAAACTACATTCTCTCTCAAAGTTGCCGAATCCAAGAAGGATTCGTTAACCACCATATTACTATTGAATGCCGTAAGGTAAGTATTATACGCTAATATATCGATTAGGATCGACATATTGGATCCTTCGTAGTCAAAATCAGTAAAATCCGAGTTAGCACGAAGATAATCTCGAATTTGATCCTTAATTTGATCGAAGTCTAAGTTTGTAAACTTGGTTACGGGCATTTTTTTACCTAGTCGCTTCTAATAGAAATGAAAATGATGTAGTAGGAGTCGGTTCACCAACAATATCAAAGGCAATTATAATCTCAAAAGCATTATTATCAGGTCTTGGGTCAGCCTCAACCTTAACATTAGCAACTCTAGGTTCAAAAACCGTTATGAGATCCAAAACTTGTGTTGCAATGATACCTCCTGTAGCAAAATCTACGAATCCAAATAGGTTATTCGTAATATCAGACCCCACATCCGAATAAAATCTCTCTTTTAACCCAGTTTGGACTAAATTTCTAACAGCACGAACTATTGCCCTCTCATTTTTTATGACATTTAAGTCCCCAGTTACAGGGTTTGGTCTAAAGGAAAGGTCAATATCCTTATATGAGCGAGATTTTAAGGTCGCCACTAAAATTAATAATAGATATCAGGGTTATTTATACCCCATTCTCTCAGTTCCAGCGTGTAACAGTCAATTCGATGCTATTATCATCCATTTCCCACTCTTCTGCAACCTGAAATCCTTCTTTTTTGATCTTATTATGGATTAACATACGAGCATACTGTTGATTCAACTTATCTAAGAACCTCTCTACAGGTACACTCTCTGCCCATGTCTGTTTATCTGCGACTAATTCATAACACATAGTCGTAGGATTAAGAAAAAAACCTATATCATTCTTTATCTGTATATCTGTATGTACTGTAGGATGATTCTTAGCATGTCTACCAGTAACTACCATCTCCTTTGGTTCTACAGTAGCATGGTATCCTAATATCAATAATGCTTCTAGAAGAGCATCCTTTTCTTTAACCTTCGTTTGTATTGTGCTGAAGTGTGACATCTTTAACCGTCTGATAGTATTCTGGTTTAAGCTCTCTATTAAGAACAGTACCTAAGCTATCCTCGATAGATTTAGTTATATCTAGGCATTGCTTAGATTCTACCCCTTTTACTTCCACTTTAACATCACCATTACCTTTAATAGAGAATACTAAAGTTTCCTGACTCATCTTCCCTGCCCTCTATAAGGTTTACGAGCCGAGTTTCGGGCGGTAGGGGAATATTTGGTATTCTTACCGTTACCTTGTCTAGTCTTTTTTGGTGTTGTCTGAATCGTTGTCCCTGTTGGACTGGTGTAAAGTTTCGCCATTGTAAGTAGAATGTGTAATAAGATCAGGAGACGGATAGCCCGTCTCATAATAACATTGAGAGAGTTCTAAGATCTTATCCATGAACTCCTCCTCAGAGAGACCTGTATAGATCTCTCCGTCCTTAATGGTTATATTATATAACTCGTTGCTTTTCATGCCCTACACGGATACGAGGATCGCACCAGATCTCGAAGCCAGCGTTGAGTGCATCGAGACAGAATGAAACATCCTCTCCACACATGTCCTGTACTTCTCCTGATTCAAAGACTTGCATCTTCGGAGCGAACCAAGGATACTTCATCTCTTCATG